ATTACTTAATGCTCTTTCATTTGTTCGTTGCTCTAATACATCGTTGGCTACAGCACTTATGCTTGTTTCATCATCGTAGTCTGCATCGCCACTCTTCATCCTTAGTAGTTGTTGCATACGTGTCTTAGGTTTTTTATGCTTTACCTTCTTAGGTTTAGCCTCAGATGCATGAAATAATTTATCTAAGCCACCAGCAATATCCTTTAAATCACTAGCACTTTCTAAGAGTTTCTTAGTGCCAGCTATAGCTAGTCCTATTGTTAGTGGGTCCATATCATCTTGCCCGACTTTGGTTAATACCACCGTCTGTTAACGGCTGTATCCCAAAGGCTCCGTAGATAATTATAGCTTCGCTCTCATTCATATCAGTAAAGCCGCCGTAGTTCTTCCAGCCTGTAGACACAAAGTCTCCCCCCACTCCACCGTACGTTCCAGTAGATGAATCGACAATGCGATCGTCATTTAGTGCGCAAAACCCATCTGCCTCGTTGGCGTTTACTGGATTATTATATTGTCTGGCGTGGTGTACCCATCCGATTGTTGAAGCAACTACTTTTTTAGCAAACAATGATTGTGGCGCACCCCCTACATTTATAAAAGCACCATCTTGTACATCTCCGTCAGAACCAGCACGCCCAGTACCAACATAAGACCCAAACTTGTACGGGCCAGAGTTTGCCCAATGATAGGAGATAATGTTCGCATCATCTTGATTTGAATTCTGTTCGTTGCCGACTTTAAACTGTGTTGTCGTTGGGGTGAAACTGCCGAATGCTCCAGCACTACTAGCCGCTGCGACAGTGTCTGAAATATCTAATCGTGAAGCGTTACCCGTAGAAACGTGGTAAGTCATCGTTCGTTCTTGTGTGCTACCGTCTCGATTAAAGAAAACCATAAAACCGGGAGCCGAATCCAATGCTGAACCATAACTTATTGTTTGAACAGTTGGGTGGTCACCAACAAATCCTTTGATCTGAAAGTAACTGCCCACGTAAAAGCACTCTAGTAAATAAGTTCCACTTGCCAAATCTGATGGCATCGTAAATGTGGTTCCCGTTAAGTTCTGGTCATCGAATGTGTTAGTGCTTTCAGCTTCTGTTACATCCCATCTTATTGATTTATTAACACCACGAACCGTGTCAAACCCATACCAGCTACCTGCGCTATCAGTCCTCTTAATGCGAACCATAGCACCACCAGAAACATTCTTAGGAAGTGTTACTGCTGTTGTTGATCCGTTACTGTGGCTTATGCCAGCTTTTATAAAGTATTCATCTTCATAGTTTGGTACGGCTGGTGTGGGTAAATTAGCTGTTGATAGATACTTTGAACTACTACCCTGCAAAGTAAATCCGTTTTGCCCAAAGTCGTGGGTGTGTGTTGAACTTTTAGACGCGCTCCAAAACACTTGACCCGTCATTGTTGCAGTCGACCGTCCTGTGACTGTAGACCCAAGCTGAGAATATCCGCTACCTGTATTCAGAAAGAATTTAATAGTGCCGTTATCAACGTCTGCTTGGCATATTACTTTGTCTCCTGCCGACCAACTAGTTAACCCTGTTTGCACATTGCTGCCATCTACACCTATCGTGCCACCGTTAGTAAGTGAAACTACATTTCCTGTTGTAGTTCCCCAGACATCGCCGACAGCACTTTGATCATAATCATCTGTAATAATACCGAACGCACCTGTCCCGCCTTGAACAGTAAGTGTAACTTCAGCTTCCCAAACACCGCTGCTGGGTAGGCCAATGCTAGATGTGTATCCGTACCCTGATGAAGCGGACCCCGACACTACTGTTAGATTTCCACCGCTAATCGTATGGATTGAATTCAGTTTATGCAAAGGATTAATTATTGAATAATTCCCATATTCATTTGCCATTAGGCATCTCCATTTGTTGGACTGTCGTTAGTGGCTGTTATTGTGCCTGATTTAATAAAGTGGTTAGCTGTTGCAGGATCAGTAAAGGCCGCCGAAGGTGCAGTGAAATTACTAGTGTATCTAGCCAATCCTGTCGTAACTCTGACTTCATCTATGTGACCAGTAAAATAGTTACTTGCATTTTGTGATCCAATATTAACTACATCAGTTGCTGTTGATGTTGCCCAAGTTGGACTTGCAGTGCCGACTGATGTGCCGTCAATAAAGGCTCTTGCTGTTGCTCCATCTCGCACCATTGCCCAATGATGCCAATTACTGTCAGTCATGCTGGTAGCGCCAGCTATAGTAGTGCCACTAAAATAAAAAGACACGCCAGAATTATCTGATGCAGCATCTCTTGCATAAAATACGTAGTGGTCATTGCCTTGATAATAGACCGCTTCAGTGCCGTTTCCGTTAGCAGATTTTCTAAACCAACCTTCTGCTGTCCAAGCTGTTCCATGTGCAAAAACCGCAGAAGCTGTCATCACTAGTCGGTCGCCAGTTCCATCAAACAATCCACTAGCTGTGCCATATTTTTTCTGAGCAGTGTCTATCTGTGCATTTCCACCAGCAGTAAATGTTTGTGTATAGCTAGAACTGTCAGTAAATGTGGTTGCAGCATCGTTGCCATCCATATGCAACAAAGTTATAACTTGCTGTTCAGCGGGAGTTCCACCAGCTTGGCTATCTGTACCAACAGCCATATTAACTCCACCTGAAATTACAAATCCATTATTTCCGTACGATAAACTTAACGTGCTAGGGTCTATTAATTGATAGAAGCCGTCATCTGTAGTTTCTCCTAGCGCTATTCCATCAGGATCACCATCAACTCTTACCGCTTCTGCAATGTACATTTCACTTGAACCGCCTGTTAAGACCGTGCCGCCTATTCCTGCAAACTCACCAGAAATTCCAGCGGAGCCAAACGTATCATTCTGCGTAAAATTAGTTTCGGTTATAAAGTCTGTTATGCGTGTTCCGTTTACTTTTAAAATATTACGATCAGCGGCTGTTGATTTTGTCGTGTCATATAAAACTTCAATGTGCAAATAGGCTGAAAAATCACGAAAAGCAGCAGTTGTTTTTAAAAACAATTGAGTTGAATTAGCTTTGTTATCAAACAATTCAATATGATTGCCGGATGCTCCTATCGCAATCCAGCTTCGTTCAGTATAGTTTGCGCCATCACTGACATAGAAAAGAGCTTGTGCTTTATTAATTTTCGCAGGTTTTACTACACAAGAAAAATACATTTTATTAGTGCTAGTTCCGGCTACCTCTGTGCGTTTTATATAATCGTCAGTAAACAACCCAGAGCCTTCAATGACGTAGCCACTTGAAGCGAACCTAACAGGCCGCATTATAAAACTCATGTTGCGTATCCTATCAAATACACTTTTAATCCAGCGCCCGCCGTACCTGACCCAACACCATCAACATCAATAGTCATAAGAGCATTGTCGGCAAGGGCTGGTCCTGCACCGCCTATGACCATCGCCGTAGCTGCCGTTCCAGAGGTTTTTTCTCCAGCATCGATTGTCAGCTTTGTAGTTAAAACCGTAGAACCTGCCTCATTCAGATCGACTGTAAGAACTGATCCTACAGGGGCTGTTGTTACTCCAGCTTTAACACTAGTTAGAGTAAACGCATAAGGCATATGGAAAGTTACAACCGCTGTTGCTGCCGCTGTTGCTGTTGTCTCATCACCACAAGCAATAGCAATAACTTCTTGTTTTGCCGCTGGAGAAAGTTGCGCTCTAGTAAAACCGCTTACAGGCGTCCAACTAAGCATACGAACTACGTTTGCCGCTGTTGCATAAAATAAACCCATGTCGCCAGCAACGGTCGTAATATTAGCACCGCCAAGCAAATCTAATGTTCCTGCACCGTGCGTCATTGTTAATGCGCCATCAAACTGCAACATAAATATACGACCTTTTGCAACAGTAAAGGCTGTAAAGCCTGTGGTTCCTGTTACATCAAACATTGTGCCGTCTGTGTCAATTATTGTTGGTGATCCTGAAGCAATGTCGCCACCTTTTTCAAAGAAACCTTCGCCTGTAGGACCAAACGCTATTCCTGCAGGAATAATATTAGTTCCATCACACCGTACTGCTAAAGATTGACCTTGCGGAATAATAGTCCCGTTACCCGAAGCTCCAATAACTGTAAGAGAATACGCACCCGCACAATTATTAGTGAATAAATAATGCTTACTGCGAACAGGTACAATTACAGTTCGGTTACCTGTTAAAGTTCCACTAGTAACAACATGAGCAACATGGCTTTCACTGGCATTACTACCATCAACATGAACATTATACTGTGTGTCGTTTAAAGTATAGTTAGCTCCAGTAACGGCAATGTTTGTAGTTCCTGAAATAGCTTCTTCTATACGCTTTAGTGTAACATTAGTTTTAGTACCCCAAGTACCAGAGTTTTCACCATTGGCTTGAAGCTCTAGTTTGAGGAGGGGGGAAGCTGAGGAAGCCATTTATTTTCTCCTTATGCCAAACGAATTAAAGCGTTAGAGGCATCGGCCGCTGGAAACACAATTGTAAACGTGCCTGTTGTAACTGTAAAGTCACCTCCAAAAGCTAAAACTGCAATTGCTTTGTTACCGTTTGATGAGTTATAAATTAATGCACCATTAGCTGTAAAACTAGCTGATGTCCAGCTCGGGTCAGCAAAATCAACAAAAGCTGTTGTTCCGCTTACCGCTATTGCGGCAGAGCCTAGCGTGACACCTCCTGTTGCATATCCGTTTCCGTTAGCAACTTGATTTGTGGTAGCATACGCTGTTGTTCCTGCTCCTAAACTTGCAGAACTTGTATAAAGTGCAATTTTAATAGTGTCTGTATTTAAATCATGTTGTTCATCTAAGAGCTCGCTCTTAAAAGAAGTACACATAGCCTGTGATATACTCATATTAACCTCCTACGGTGTTTTCATTTCCTAAACTACGAACCATTTCACTTTGCAATGAACTAAGACTTTCTTGATATTTTGCAGACCAACTAGTAACACCTTCTGTAAATTGCAAAAAAGTACACGCTTCTATCATACAAGCATAGAGTAACACATCAGGAACATTGTTTGATAGCCATGTTGTTGTATTTCCACTACTCAGACCTGTAGGATTTTCTTGCGCTAAAACTTCAAAAGCATATGTATTATTTGGTGTTGGTCCAAACAAAAGTGAAGTGTCGCTCTGTATCGCATAATATTTAGGTTGCCCTGTTGTGGCGCTTGTAGGAAACATATCTCGTATATAGCTACCTAGCCTTTGTTGTAAAAACACGTCAGAACTAGACACTGTTATACTTACACTACGAATAGTCCTAACCCCTGCTGGCATTGCTAGAGTAGCTGTTCCGCTAGATAAAGAACCTGTGTTGCTGGTTTTAAAAGCATACAAGAAAGGGGCATCGCGAAATAAACGACTTTCTGCGTTAGCTATAAACGTGTCTATTTTAGTTGAAAATTCAGTATCGTCGTTTTCAGCAAAATCTTTAATGTCTTGTGTAAGTGAAGCATAAGTACTCATTTAATTACCCCAAGTTCCTGAGCCCCAAGTTCCTGCCCCCCAAGCATTAACAGTGACCGTTCCGATTGCTCCGGTAATAGCAACACCCGCTGGAAGATCCATAGACATAGGCACTTCATTACCAAGTGCAACTGTAGTCGTAACACCTGTCGTGGCAACATTGGCTGAAATTGCAAGGCTTTCTGAACCAAGAGCTGAAGTAATCGCAACACCCGCAACACCCGCACCTGTTTGAACAGAGCCAACTGAACCAGTAAAAGAGTTTCCGCTTGCATTAGCAAAGCTTGTTGGAATTTCAGTTCCGATTGTTCCTGTAGCCGCAACACCACTGGGTGTTGCATGGGATTGAGCCGCTGCAAAATGAGTATTAAGTACGGTAATCCGCATCTCAATACCTTGCATATTTCGGCCTTTAACAAATACTTTAACATTATCATTGTCAACCCGAGGGTTCCTAAGTATTTCTGCATCAACGGCACCGCGTGGTTCGAGCTGCGGATGTTTAGCTTCCCATTCATCCTTGTGGACCATGTGTCCTGTCCACTCTTTTCGTAGGTCAGTGTACTTGACTTTTTTTCCCGTTCGGTCGTCCATGGCTTGCGATTTAGTTCCACGGGCGTAGGTGCTTCTTCTTTTAATAGCCATGTCATCCGGGTACAATCTTTAGTGAAGCTTTTTCTCGTTCATCATCACCCGCGTTTTTAAAAGCTTCCGTTGCAAGGGGTTGTAAAATTGTCAACAACGCTTTGTTTTTCTTAACTGCTAGTTTTGCAGCAAGACCAGCACAAAGAGCTTCTGTCCAACGAACAGGAACATCAACTGTAGAATTAGATAAAGAAACATCTTCTATTTGTTGCATTCTCCAATAAATAAGCTGATCTGTTGAATTTTCGGGGCTGTTCCAAACATAGATAGCAGGAGTTAGTTGTCGGTCTAAAAAGAACAAGGAGGGCTTACCTTGAGCATCTTTATTAGGTTGTTCATGGTACTGTGTTAAACTAGCTCTTTGCATAACTGAATCAGTCCCAGAACGGCGTATAACCATGCTAAAAACATCTAGTGTACCTGTAGGTAGCACATAGGCGTTTGTACCCTGTGTGAGCGTTTGTGTGGTCTCTATAAGGGTCCAATAATTAATGCCCTGCACAGACCAATCCGTAAACATCAAGTTTAAACTTCGTCTAGCGGTCTCAGCATCATATTGAGTTAAACTTTGAGGAGAAACTTCACAACGTTCGTACGCTTCTGTGATCATTTCATCAACAGTTAGATTAAATGTGAATGTTCCGCTGGTAGCCATTAATGCAACCTTTTAATTTATTATACTATATGCTGACACCATACAGTGGGTATCCAACATTTGCAAAGAACCTCGTACTGTTGACACTAAGATACTAATTTTTTCATAGCGGCAACTTTATCGTCAGACTCACGTTTGATAGTTAAAGCTTGTTGACGATATTTTTCAGCAGCTTTTACATCTTTATCAATTTCTTTTTTAGCAGCTTCATGCTCTGCTTTCATACGTTTACGGTCAGCAGCTATATTAACTTCTGCTTGAGCAACAACTATTTCGCGAGCAAATAAACTTGCTTTAGTTTCTTCGCATATTAACTGCTCTGCTTTAGCACTGGCCTCGGCTTCAGCTAGTTCTTTTTTCTTATTATTTTTAGACACTACAAGTTTGGTTTCAGCCGTTTCTGCTTTAGTTACACGAATATCACACTCTGATTGAATTTCCTGCTTTGCAATGGTATCTGCTATTACAGCAACTTTTCTAACAGTTTCTGCTTTAGTAATAGCTTTTAAAGATTTATCTGCTTTACCCGTAGCAGTTTCTAACTCTAGTAAAGAGTCTTTTA